CTACATCGAGCCGTCCGCATGTGTCGCGACGGAAGCGCAATTGTGCGGGACACCCGTGATTGCGACCCCGTGGGGCGGCTTCACCGAATACGTCGAGGATGGGAAGACGGGCTTCCTCTGTAAGAGCGCGCAGGAGTTCGCAGACGCGATTCGACGCTGCGATGCGGTCGATCGCCGTTATGTGCGAAGCCGCGCGCAACGCTTGTATGGCTGGGCGGCGGGCGTCGAGGCGTATCGTCGCTACTTCGCGCGTCTCGAGTCGGATGCGTGGGACAACTGGGATCAGGTCGCGCAGCTCGACGCTGTCGCGGCTGGAGGGTGAGCGATGACGATTACGACGATCACGAATGAGGGCGCATTCGACGCCACCATTCGCAAGCAAGTCAATGACAACTTCAGTTCGCTGTCGGCATCCACGGCCGGCGGCACGCTGACGAGCGCGCACATCCTCGTCGGGAATGGCTCCAACGTCGCGGCCGATGTGGCCGTCTCTGGCGATGCCACGCTCGCGAACACGGGCGCACTGACGGTGGTCAGCATGGGCGGCGTGAAGTTCGCCGGCGGCATCACGGCCTTAGATGGCTCGAATCCAACCAGCGTGACGACTGGCCTGACAACCATCACGGGATTCGCCGCCACCGTCAACGCCACGACCGGCAACAACGTCATCACGATCACCTATGGCACGATCAGCGCCGGCACCGTGCCGATCTATGGCTGGTTGCAGGATGGCACGGCTGCGACCGGGACGCAGAACGTCGCGTGGATTGCGAGCGGCACCTAACGACGAAAGGATACGACGCACATGGAGTTGACACCGGATCTGCTCGCGGCGATTCAGCAAGCCGTCGCCGACGGCAAGATCACGCTACCGACGAATACGGGACGCAGCCCGATCCGCGATCGCCAGTTGCACGATCTGCGACTCTTGCCGAGTGCGACCGATCCACGTCCACTCTTTCTGCCGAGCGCTGAAGCGCCGCGGGACGCCGCGCCGTATGTGCGCGGTCAGTTCCCGACGCTCCGCTGGCACAAAGCGACCGGCGTCGAAGTCTGCGCGCGCAATGCGAAGGATCTGGCGCTCTATAGCACCGACGAATACACGGCCATCCCGGTGCATCTGGAAGCTGCCGATCCGCTTCGTGACGCGCAGGCCGCGCTTGACACCCTGCCCGTCGCTGAGCGCGAAGTCATCATCAACAATGCCAAAGATCTGAAACTGAAGCGCATTCAGGATCAGCTCGCGGCGCTGGCTGGCAATGACCTCGAGACGGTGCTGTTGGCGGCAAAGATGCGAACAGAGGCGGAAGTCTCCAGCAAGAAGAAGACGGCCTAGTCAATGGCGACGACGGCGCAGGATTTCATCGACCAGGCACTCCTTGAAATCGGGGTGTATCAGGTCGGCGAAACGCCGTCGTCCAATGACCGCGCGACGGGACTCAATCGCTTGCAGGGCATGATCGATGCGTGGGGCGCAGATCTGCCGTCGATCCACGTCACGCAGCGCACGACCTATACGCTCCTGAGTAGCACGAACACCGTGACGATCGGCGCGTCGGGGGCCGACATCACGACGACGCGCCCTGTCTGGTTCATCGGCATCAATTACGTCGTGCCTGGCACCAATCCCGGTGTGGAAGTGCCGCTCGGCCAGATGGATGACGATAGCTACATGAACCTATCGATCAAGTCGCTGTCGTCGTCGTTGCCGACCCAGTTCTACTACAACGAGACATTTCCAAACGGCACGCTGTTTTTCTGGCCGACGGTCAATCAGAACGTGGAGCTCGCGCTGTACTACCCGCTGCCCGTCGGCACGCCGGCCGCGCTCGGCAGCACGCTCCAAGGGCCACCTGGGTATCAGGAAGCGTTTCTCTACGGCCTCGCACTCCGCCTGTGCAATGCCTATGCGTATCCGGTGCCGCAGACATTGCCAGCGCTCGCGATGAATGCCTATGCCGTGATGCGTCGGCCGAACATTCAGCCAGGCTTGTTGGGCGTGGATAATGCGCTCGTGCCGACGAGTGGTGGCGCTTATAACGTCCGCACGGATCAACTCGTGACGCCGAGTAGCCGCTAAAGGATCACCATGTCGTTTACGCTCAGTCCAACCCAACCGCAGACGATGCTCGACGCACAGACGGCGGCGACAACGTCGGCGATTGCGCTGCCGCGTGGGGAAACCGCGCGCTTTACCGTCGTCTTGCAAAGCACCGGCACGACGAGCGGCGGCACGGTCATCATTGAGGAAGCCTATTACGATCCGAACGGCCCGACCTACGCCGGGACGTGGAGCCAGTTGCAGTCGGTCGCGGCCTCCAGTTTCACGGGCGGCGCGCAGATCGCCTATCACTTCACGGGATCATTCTGGGCGGTGCGTGTGCGGATCAGCGCTGACATCACGGGTGGCGGCTCTGTGTCGGCCTTCGCGTGGGGGAATTAGCCAATGGCGACCTCCCAATTCCCTGGCACCTCCGTTACCGTTCAGACCGCTACGGCTGGAGCCTTAACCGGCGACGGCACATCCGGCAATAAACTCTCCGTCTCGGTCGATGGGAGCACCGTCACGGTCAATGGGTCGAATCAGTTGTCTGTCGATTTGACGCGGGCTACGAACGGTCAAGTGATTTTCGAAGATTCCGGCGTCATGATTGGCGATGCCGGACTGACCTACGATAAGACTGTTCCAACATTGTCGCTGACAGGCTATGGCGCGGATAACGGCTTCTTGGCCGGCTACAACACGAATCTCAACGGTCTGCTCCATATGGAGGCGCATACCGGCGACTTTGCAAACTACTCGCCGCTGCTCAGCTTGTATGCGGAGTCCAACGACGGCTCTGGCGACACGAATTTTTCGGCCCTGTCGAGTTCAGCGAATATTCCGGCGAGCGGCACGGCAATGGGCACGGCGTGGGCTATTGCGGCGCAGGCCACGGCGCATGGAGACGCGACCCAGATCGTTGCAGTTCAGGCGTATGCCAATGTTGCGGCTGGCACCGTCACGACGGCGTATGGCGTAAAAGTCCTAGATGTCCTCGGCGGGGGCACGAACTACGCCATCAAGACGGGTGCTGGATATGTGAGTTTCGGCGACGTGATGGAGTTGCCGGGAATCGCCTTCGGCAGTCTGCCAGCGTCACCAGTCGCGGGGATGGTCACGCGTATTACGAACTCCAATACTGTGACGTGGGGCGCGACGATCGGCGCGGCATCGCCAGGCAGTCCAGTCGTCGGCTGGTATAACGGCACGAACTGGACCGTCATTGGGAAATGATGCGTGACCACCACGACCTTAGCGCAGGGCGTCGGCCTCAATGATCTAGTCGTGCGCTTGGCGAGCGGCGTAGGCGTCTTCATCCGCTATGTGCTCGTCGTCGAACAAGAACAAATGCGGGTGCTCTCGCTCTTGCCTGGGGGCACGAATACCGGCGGCGTCCTGACCTGTCCCTAGTCTTATGCCGCGCGCTGCTGTCACGACCTTCATCGGGCCGAGCAATAAGCTCCAAGCGAACGTCACCGACCCAGAGCGGACGATCAATCTCTATTTGGAGAATACGCCGCCAGGGATGGCGCGCGTGCCGCTCTGGATGGTAGGCACGCCAGGACTTGCGCCGTGGGTCGTGCTCGGAGGTTCGCCGGGACGTGGCATGTTTGAGCAGGACGGCCGCGCCTTTGCCGTGGCTGGAGCTGGTTACTACGAGATATTTAATCCGCCGAGTTCCACGTCACGCGGCACCGTCGCGCAAGATGAGTTTTTCGCGTCGATCTGCTCGAATGGCTCGGCTGGTGATCAGAATATGATCATCAGTGGCGGCAATGGTTATGTCCATACGCTTTCGAGTAATGCCTTCGCGCAGATCACCGATCCGGATTTCCCGTCGCCGGCCCGCATGGGCGCGTTCATGGATGGCTATGGGATTGTGTCCAAGGCCGATTCCAGGCGTTTCCAGATTTCAGCACTCGAGGATTTCACCGATTGGGACGCGTTGGATTTCTTCGAGCGGTCAGAAGGCTCAGATAACATCGTCTCGCTGATCCGGAACAATCGCCTCATCTGGCTGCTCGGTAGCAAGACCTCGGAAGTCTGGGCCGATGTCGGCGATCCATTGACGCCGTTTCAGCCGATGCAGGGCACCTTCATCGAGCACGGCAGTGCGGCACCATTCGGCGTGCAGCGGCTGGGCAATCTCTTGGCTTGGCTGTCGCAAAATGAGAATGGGCAAGGTGAAGTGGTTGTCGCGAATGACTTCAACCCGAAAGCCGTCTCCAGTTACTCTATCGCGCGCATCTTGCAAGAAGGCGGATTGGCGGCTGATGGCGACTTATCGAAGGCAGTCGGATGGAGCTATCAGGAGAACGGGCACCTATTTTATAACTGCGTCGTCCCGTCGGCCACATCCACCGTCTGTATGGATTTGACGATGCCTGGCATCTGGCACGAACGGGCACGCTATAGTGGCGGCAACTATATTGCCCACGTCGTGAACTCGCACATGGCCGCATTCGGGCGGCATTTAGTCGGGGATCGATTTTCTGGGGCCGTCTATCTGCAATCGCTGGATTTGTTCAACGAGCAGATTGTCACATGAGTGTTCTGTTTTCCGACGACTTCGATAGCTCAACCTTCAGCGGCGGTGGCTGGATCTTGCCGGCTGGCTGGACTTTAAACGGGAGCGGCGATCCAACGATGGCCGCACAAATCGGCGGGTGCGGTTACGGGAACGGCATCAGCGGCACGGACTGGGTGTCAGGGAAATTCTTCGTAACCTGTAACGCCGCCGCTACCCAAGCTACGCACGCGTTTACGAGCAATCCTACGACGATCGCCTTTCGTGGCGTAATGGCGTTTCTGGCCGATTCGCCCTCCTTGGAATGGGAAACGTGGCTCTGGTGTCCGACGGGGCCATCGCCTGGCTTTGTGTTTATCCTTGGCTTGCGCGGCAACGGTCAGTTCACGATCAGAACCAATGATGTCCTTTCGCCGACGCTGTCACCAAGCGCAACGGGCGTGTTTCCAGTAGATGGCACGCCGTTCGCGCTGCAGTGGCGCATGTCGCTCAACTCCACGACCTCTGTGGACGTGGCGTGTGATGTAAACAATGCGACGGTCTGGACGCATACCTATACGGCCACGGATAATGCGTCAGGCACGAATAAATGGCCCGATGGTGCATGTGGCACGAACTGGACCGCCGTAACGCTCACGGGCTTGGGCAAATCGTCGACGCTCAATCAGGCGGTCGATACAATAGAGATCGATAGTAGCCACGCCTCAACCACGTGGAGCGTCTGTTCTGATTTCGAGCAACTGAATTCGGACACGCCACTGGCCGTAGTCGCAGGGCTTACACTCGCAGCACCTGGTGGACATTCATTCACGATTACAGGCACGCACTTTCGTGGCTACGACTATCCGCCTGGGACCGATCCGACGGGATTCCGGCCACCATTCATTAAACTCAAAGGACCGGATGGGACGGAGTATTTCCCGAACGTCGGCATCGATCTGCCGATCACATATTCCACGACGTCGATCAGTAGCACACTCACCGATCCCATTACGTCTGGCACGTGGTGCGCGTGGGTCGAGAATCTGGCATTGTGCTGGGAGACGGCGTCTTCGCCCGAATATGTCTGCTTTGGTGGGGCGACGTTGATTGTCACGAAAGTGACATTTCCCGCATCGGCGACCTTATTCGACTTGCAGGCCGGTCCTAGCTTAGATCCGGCCACGTTTCAACTCGCCAATGGTGACGCGCAGACATTTAGCGACATCGCGATTGGCACCTATCACGTTACAGAAACGCCAGCGCCAGGTTATTCGACTATCATTGGCACAAGTAACGGGAGCCCGCATACCGCAATCACAGTGGGAGCCGATGAAACCGTCACTGTGACGGTGACGAATGCGGCCAGCACGAATTTTCCGCTCAGGCGCGAGCGCAGCTTCGTGCTTCCGCCGCATGATAATCTGCAGACATTCCTTGAGCGGCTTGAATTCCTGATCAAGTCAGGCACAGGGAACAGTGACGACCCCAACCCGACCTTTACCATCGAAATATCGCGTGATGGCGGGGAGACGTTTAGCGCACCCGTGACACTGTCGATTGGCGCGGCTGGCGAGTTCGGCAAACGTCAATTTACGAATAGGCTTGGAAAGTATCGGATAGGGACGTGTCGATTGACCACGAGTTCGCCCGTATTTATTGGGCTCTTGGCGTGTTACGCTACAGATACTCCAGGCACATCCTAAGATATGCCGACTGACCTGACCAAGTTCGGGATTCCGCCGCAGCAGGGCAGCGTCCTCAACAGTAATGGCTCGTTTAGCTATGACTGGTGGATGTTCCTGCAAGGGCTCCAGACGGCCGTGCCAGCGGAAGGCGCAGGCGGCGTCTCGCAGGTTGGGATTAATCAGCTCACGGGCGATGTCACGGCCGGACCTGGGACGGGCTCGCAGGTCGCGACGATCAGCAACAACGCCGTCACTTACGCCAAGATGCAGGACATTTCAGCGGCATCACGGTTGCTCGGACGCGGGAGCGCGGCCGGGGCCGGTGATCCGCAAGAAATCACACTTGGTTCCGGCTTGACCATGACAGGCACCACACTCGCCGCGAGCGGGAGCGGTGGGACGGTCACGCATACCGGCAATCTCACCGCGAATGAGCTCGTCGTTGGCAATGGCACCGCAGACATCAAAGTCATAGCAGCCACAGATGGGCAGATCCCGATCGGCAAAACGTCTGATGGTTCAGTCAATCTGGCGACGATTACAGCAGGTAGCAATATCACGGTCACGAACGGGGCCGGCTCCATAACCATTGCGGCAACTGGCGGTGGCTCCGGCACTGTCACGAATACTGGCGCGCTGACGAACCATGCGCTTATCAAAGGCAATGGCGGTGTCGATGTATCGGCGCTGGGATCACTCGGCACGACGACAACGGTGCTTCATGGGAATGCCAGCGGCGATCCGTCCTTTAGCGCGGTAGACCTTGCCAACGACGTGACGGGGAATCTCGCAGTATCACATCTCGATTCCGGCACGAGTGCATCAAGTTCAACATTCTGGCGCGGAGATGGCACTTGGGCGGCGGCGACGGCCAGCGGCAACGATTATGTCGTGCTGAGCAATGGCGCGAATCCACCCACGCCTGTCGATGACGGTGCCGGAAACTTCGTCTATGTGGTCTACACGCCATGAGTGATACCGCGCTTCCAGTCATCTTCCATTATGGGACGAATACACAGAGGTTGGCGTTCACGCCATCACCGGCGGCTGGTGTCAATCAGCTCTACATCTGGTATGAAACCGACACCAATAATGCCTATGTCTATACTACGGGATGGCATCAGATTTCGAGCAGCAGTATCGGGACTGTCACCAATACCGGCACGCTGACCAGCGGCAAGACTATCATCGGCAATGGTAGTGCCGATGTTACCGTCTCGAGCTTGACTGCTACCATTGTCAAGTCCACATCTGGGACGCTCGCGGCGGCGACCGCCGGCACTGATTATGTTGTGCCTTGGTCAGACATTTGTCAGGGACGACTCACGACAGAATCAGGCGTGCCTCTCAGCACTGCCGATCGCACGGCGCAGGGAACGATTTATTTCACGCCGGCTATTGGAGCCAATGCCATCACGAATGGGCAGATCGCTCTCTATAACGGCTCTGCCGTCGTCGTCGTGCCCTTCACGCAGTTATCGCTCGGTCTGACCGTCACGAGCGGGAAGAATTATGATGTATTCGTTGATTACAACAGTGGCACGCCTCAGCTAGTGCTCTCAGCGGCGTGGACTACGGATACCGCACGAGCCGATGCGCTCGGCGTGCAATCTGGATTGATCATCAAAAGCGGAACGGCAGCCTATCGCTGGGTCGGAACGATTCGCGCATCAGGCTCGAATGTGACGGCTGATAGCGGCGGAGGCTCGACCACGCAAGTGGGAGGACAGCGGTTTGTCTGGAATGCCTATCAGCAACTACCGCGATGGTTGCGGGTCATCGACACGACGAATACGTGGTCCTATACAGTCAACACAACTCGCGTAGCTGATAACGCGACCGCGCCATCCAATTGCGTAGAATATGTGGTTGGCGCAGCCGCGACGATGCTGTCGGCGTCTTTAGTGGCAAGTGTCAAACTCGCCAATAGCAACAACAATGATGCCCGCGCAGGTATAGGCATTGATAGTAGCACGACATATTCTGGACTTGTCGGGGAAGCCTATAATGCGCTGTCGAGTGGTGTGCATATGACGATTTCGAGCAGTTACGATGGCACGCCTGGATTGGGCTATCACTATGTTGCATGGCTTGAGACTGGTGGAGACGGGACGTGCATATTCGTCGGCGATGACGGCAGCACTGGCGTGCAGTCAGGATTGCGCGCGGTATTACTCGGATGACCACTCGAGAACTCCCACGCGTCGAATGGGCAAAGCTCGAAGGCACCGAACTCTGGCCGTTTGTCAACCAGAATCCCGATGCCGTGCTGAGCGTATTGGTCGTAGAAGATGGCGATCAGATCGTCGGCTGCTGGGGGCTCGTGACCTTGCTGCATGCAGAGGGTGTCTGGATTCGTGAGGATAAGCGCGGCACGACTGGGGTCGCGCGCCGACTGCTGTCTGCAATGCGGAAGCATTTACGGATGCTCGGCATGAAAGGCGTCATGACTGGCGCACGGCCAGACGATGCGCGCGTGCAGAGCATTCTGGACGGGTTGCACGCCGAACGGTTGCCCTATATTCAATACTTCTGGCCGATGGAGGAATCATGCCCGCAGTAGTCCCGCTTGCGGTCGCCGGCGTCAGCGCGCTCGCGCAGTATTATGCGGCGAAGAAAGCCGCGGGTGCGTCGGAACACGCCGCCGATACGCAGTCACAATCGTCACAGCAGGAGCTCGACTTCCTCAAGCAGCATCTCGCGCAAAATCAGAGCCTGCTTGCGCCGTATCAGCAAGCCGGCGCTGATGCACTGGGACCGCTGCGTGCACTGCTCGGCCTCGGCATATCGGGCTCTTACGCTGGGCCTGGTGGCGGGCAGGGATCGTCTGGAGGTTAACGCACATGCCAGCCTTAGCCGCCTTAGCTGCCGCGATGGTCAAGCATCAGCAATCGCAGCAGCAGATGCCGCCGACGCAACAGCAGTCGTGGATACCGACTCCGCCGCCGGCTGCACCGCCGACTGGCCCGCAATTCGGGCAGACGGTCGGGAACAATTTCCAGCTCGCGCCGAACATGGCTCCGCTCGGTGCGTTGTTGCAGGTAGCGAATCCCAGCGGCGCACCGTTTCAAGCGCCGCCGGCCAGTCCATCGGACTACAACACGCAAGTCGAGAAGACTCGTTACCAGTTGTGAGGCGCATACAATGGCTGTTGATCAGCAATCTGTTCTGGCCCTGTTCGGCAATCAGAATCTGACGCCGGACCTTCTCAAGCAACTGTTGCCGCAGTTGCAGGCAATGGGGATTCACGTCCAAAACGAGAAGCGCGGCGACTTGCGCCCGCGGCTCTGGTTGCCCGATGGGACCACGGTCGACCTCGGCGATTGGGGCGGGCCCGCGAAATGGGTGCCCCGCGGCAATATGGGCGACTGGTGGAAAGAGGATGTCGGCGGCGGTGGCCCTGGCGCTGGCGGGGGCGGAGGTCCGACGGCCGGCGGGCAATCGACGCAGATGACCGACCTCGCCAACACGCCTGGCTACCAGTTCGCATTACAGCAAGGCTTGCAGGGCGTCGAGCGGAGCGCGTTCGCGAAGGGCACGGGACTCACGGGCGGCACCCTGAAAGCGCTCATGCAGTATGCCGAAGGGCTGGCCTCCCAGACCTACGAAAACCGCGTCAATGATCTGTTCAACTTGTCGAAGCTGGGGCAGCAGAGCGTCCAGTGAGCCATCATGGATTCTTCAGCCTACGTTGACGCCATCGCTCGAGTCATCGGGGAGCAGGGACGCATCCGCGCCGCACAGCAGTTGCAGTCCGGTCAGATTTGGAGCCAATTGATCTCCAATCTGGGACAACTGCCGCTGCAGGCCTATGAGGGGATGCAGAAGGCGAAGACGGCAGAGCAGGAACGCCAGATCAACCAGTTCAAGCTCGACGAACTGAAGCGCCAACAAGCAGGGCGTCTCGTCTTGGCCGATGCGATCAAGCGGTTCACGGCAGGACCGCGCGCAATGGATGAACGTATCGGCGGATTTTCGCCGACCGGACAGCCGCCCGCGCTCGATGATGCTGGTATGCCACTGACGCCGCCTGGCGGTGGCGGCTCGAGCGATGCCGGAATGATGCTCAAGCCTCAGTCGGCCGGCGCGACAGTGCCGCCGGAGGCGATCGCTGCGGCTCCACAAGGGCATCCGATGTCGCCATCCGATTTCATGGCCGCATTGGGACAGCAGAAGTCGAAGCCACTGGACTATGAAGCCATCGCGAATGAAGTCTCGCGGCGTGGCTTTCCAGACTTAGCCGAAGCCTGGCTCAAGAGTGCCGCGACCAATTCGGAGAACCTCGAGAAACTGTCGGAGCTCCAGCGCAAGACCCAGATCGCGCACTTGCAGGCTATTGGTGATTTAGCCGATAGTTCCGACACGCCGCAGAAATTCACGGCGGGGCTCGGCCTCGCGGCGGCACATGGCCTCATTGACGAACGGACTGCGCACCAGCTCGCGGCAGCGACGGACGATGGCTCGTGGCAAAATCTGCGCGATGAATACCGGCAGTTCTCGCCGCGCTTCCAAGCACGTCAGGCGGAACTGACGAAAGTCCGCGAAATCCCAGAAGGCGGATCGGTCGGGTCCATCGCTGGCGGTATCATGCTGCGTGGGACGCCGAAGCCACCGACTGACGCGCAACTAAAAGACGAACGCGCGACCCTGACGGCGAAAAGTAATCTGCAGGGACTGTCTCTCGCAGAACAGGCGCGGCTTAACGCTCTCAACGAAATCGCCAATAAAGAAAAGGGCACGGCGGAACAGGACGATCAGCGATATCGCAATATCCAAGCGTCACTCCTGCAGCGCAAGCCAGTCACGGCAGATGATCTGGCATGGGCGAAAGGCTATGAAAAGCAAAAGACACTGAGCGTGGATACCACGGCGAGCGCTGCGGCTATTCGTCAAGCCGCCGCCATCAGTGCCCAGATCGCTCAGCAGGGACGCGCGCAGGGCTTCGTCGAATCGCAGGCGGGACGCAAGGAATTGACAGACAAGATCGAGCAGCCGTATCTCGACGCTCGAGAGAAGGCCGATACCTTGCGCTCTGTGGTCAATGCCGCGCGTGGTGGCAATATGGAAGCCGCGAGTGTTCAATCGCTCTTGGCGACCTTAGGCCTGACCACGATGGAGGGGGTCAAGCGCATCAACTCGACAGAGCTTGAGAACGTCTCTGGCGCGGGCAGTCTGTTGGAGCGCCTAAAGGGGCAGATCGGCGGCCTCAAGAGCGGGCAGAAACTCTCTCCGAAGTTACAGCAGGATCTGATCGATTTGGCCGGCATCCTCGAGAAATCGGCTTACGACAAGTATTCCGCTGGATTCGACCGCACCACGCAGCGGTATCAACTTAAGGACGAAGCCAAGCTGCCGCCATCAGGCGCGACTAGCGCAGTCTCGAAGACGATCAGTATCGATGATGTGAAAGCTGTCGCAGCGAAAAAGGGATGGACCTATCAGCAGGCGAAGGAAAAGGCTGAAGCTGAAGGTTTCATCATCAAATGAGCGAGCAATCCTTCGCCGACACGTTGAAGGAAGTCCAGAAGCCAAAGGCTGACGACTCGTTTGCCTCGGCGCTCGCCGAAGTGTCGCCGAAGGCAGCAACGCCTGATGTCCGGTCATCATCTTGGGCGGATCGTGCAGTTAATTGGTTGCCGACGATCGGCGGTGGACTCGGTGCCGTCATGAGTTCCGAGACTGGCCCCGGTGCCATTCTTGGAGCCGGTGCCGGCGGGATGCTCGGCGAAGCGCTCAAACAGAAAATCAACGTCATGCGTGGCAAGGCGCAAGCGCCGCCGACCGTGATGGAGGCATTAGAAGGGCCAGCCATTGAAGCGGTCAAGCAAGGCGCATTGCAGGGCGCAGGGCAAGCGATCAGCGCGACGGCCGCGCTCGCGCCAGGGCTTATGCGGAGCGCGCTCGGGAATACCGCACTGACGGTGGCGAAGAAGCCAGACGTGGCTGAAGTCGCGCTCAAGGCCGGAGCGACAGTTACGCGCTCAGGCATCCATCAATTGGACGAAGCCATCGCCAAGACGACGGGACTCGCCGACAAAGCCGCGCTTCAAAAGACACGGGACGCTGTCGCGCAAGCGTGGACGGATATGTCGAACGACAAGAAAATCACGCTATTCGGCGCGACGGCAGGGAATCCGGCCTTTCGCTCGGCTATGGCGCAAGGGCTCTACAATTACGCAGCCAAGATCGGCCGGTATACCCCGCAAGCCGTGCGTGCCATCATGCTCGGAAGCTGGCTCTTGAGTGACGAACCATGAATCCTGAAGAACTCGCCAAAGCACTCCTGAGCCGTCCACAGACACCGGAACGGCTCGAGAAGTTTCGCCGCAAGCTCCAAGGGATCGGGACGATTCGCAAACAGTCGGAGAGCTTCGCGCAGCAGACGATGGAAGCGCTTGAGCAGCATGGCGGGGCAGAGAAGCGGGAGCAGGCGTCGAATGTGCTCTCTCGTGGGACGCGCTGAATGGCGACACGACTCTTGGCAGCGCTCGGCGGCGTGCTCCTCGGTGCGGGGTTGATGCTGGCGTATGTCGTGGCGTGGGCGTTGATTGATCTGTATCGTGAGCGGATGCGCGGTCCCCTATGACCGTGACACTATGTGGCAATGCCCGAACGTGAATCGCCCGCGTTCCAATTCATCCGCTCTGTGGATGAAAAACACGAGGCCGGACACAAGCGGCTCCGCGTTGATTGGCGCGACCATGACGATCGGCTCGACCGGATCGAGAAGTCGCTACAGGCCATCGAATTCCAACTCAAGATGATGGCGACCACGCCGCAAGACTTCTCCAAACTTACAGCCTCGAGCGGCGTCGTCGTGACGATTGTGCTCGCCGTGGTCGGCATTGTCGGCGGGCAAGTCGCCACGACATGGGGCATGCGCTCAGACATTCGCGACATTTCCACACGCATTGAAGCCGCCGCGAAACATGACGCCGACTCCCAGCGGTTACAGGAAGAACGCTTCCGCGTGATGGGCGTGCAGATCGATAGCGTCGTCAAGAAACAGGAACTGAACCAGCTCGAGATTCAGAACCTCCGCGAAACCATCCTCGGCAAAAGGCAGGCACGCTAAACGACGTGTGCCCACGACCTGCGATGCTTGATCTTCCACACGGCATTACGCTTCAGGCCGTAGTCTGCCGCAATGATGTGATGGCGACGAGTGTCCGCCCGAATGGCTCGCACCTGTTCCTCCGTGACTTTGGCCTTATTGCGATTAATCGCCAGTCTGCCTTTAGTGACGCAGTCACGCATGTTCTCGCGTTGCGAGCCTAAGAACAAATGGTCAGGATTGACACATGCTGGCGTGTCGCAGCGATGCAGCACATTCATTCCCGGTGGAATTGGGCCGTTCAGGAGCATCCACGACAACCGATGGGCATACATATTACGGCTGGTGTTTTTGCCTGGTATGCGTTCATATGCGAAGCAGCCGTAGCCCTTGTTATTAAGTTGGGCCTGCCAGATCCAGCAGCCGTCAGATTTAGCGACTTTCGCCCAGAATCGTTGTTGGAGTGCTATTCTCTCGTGAGCCATGACGCGATCGTCTCCATCGCAGCTTGGTTAGGAGCGCGACCGGACCTGCAAGTCCGGATGCGCTCCGCTATTTTAGCCTAGAAAGGACTTCAGAATGGCGCAAAATGGCGGCGGCAATGACCAGCTTCAGAACTGCATCTTGTGTATTTGTTGCGATGGCGCGGACGGCAAGCAGCAGCAGGCACTAGCCGAGGTCGCTGAGCACGCGCTGCCGTTCCTCTCGCACGAGCAGGCGAGCGAAGTCGCCGACTGGATTGCGCGCAATTGGGATCTCGCCCCGAAGAATTCGCTGTATGAATTCAAGAAAGCCATCGCGAAGCTGGCACGCGGAGCGAACTACTAATGGATACCTCACTCCTGCTCTCGACGGGTTCTACCGCGGTCATCGCGTCGATCATCCTCCAAGCACTCAAGAACTCGAAGCTCGTCTCGTTTCTTGGCACGGGGGATCAGCACGCGAATGCCAATCGCATCGTCGCGGCACTGTTCGCCCTGATTGCCAGCCTGGGCATCCATTACAGCTTCGACGTGAACGCCGGCACCCTCACGATCACCGGCCTCCAGGCGGCGAGCGTTGGCCATGCGCTCTGGGGCTGGGC